TTCTGAAACTTGGAGTAATGACAACCCAAAGAACCCAAAGAATATTGAAGTAGAGGTAGACATTGAACCATTTACATTTAAAAAAGAAAAATAAAACTATGAAAACAACAAATGAAATAATCAAAGAGGCACTAACTGAGCTAAAAGAGCGTAGAGACTGGAAAAGCCCAGAAGAAGTAGATATCTGGTTTGAAAACAAACTAAGAGAGGTCGAAAAAGAAGCACGAAAACAGGAGCGAGAACGGATTAACAAACTAAATGACTAATATGGAAGTAATAAAGAGAGTTGATACAAAATTTTGTACTAACCCTAAATATAAAGACTGATTTAGAAGGATTTGTTTATGACAGAACTAACACTACCAATGGGAGTAAAAGTATTCTTTGATGAAACATCAACTATTCAACTAGAAGATGGAAGCAACTATATACAACTAGACCCCGAAGAGCTAACAGCTATCTACGGTGCGTATAGACAAATGAAGAGAGAGGAAAAAGAAGATGCAAGCTAACGAAAACCTATGCGTTATATGCAAAAAGGACTCAGGCAAGAATAAGACTTGCGGCAAAGAATGCCTATATGAATTAAGAAGTAGAAACTCGCATGAGCTAGCAAAAACAAGTAAGTTCGCAGTACCGAGTAGTAAGTTTAACTAATATGACCGAATACATTCTATACGCAACGGGTAGCGCAGAACCTATCCAAAATGCAACTCTAACCTTTTTAGTTACTGCAGACCCAAAGCCATTTGTTTATTACTTTCATAGTAGGGCTTGTACTGGGTATTATTATCCACGCATTCTTTACCGTAATGTTTTATAAACTGTATAATACCACTCCCCTACCGCATCCTACCCCTGGAGAGGGGGCAGGTAATGGTGTAAAAGTAGGTAGGGTAGAGGAGAGTAATGTTTAAATTAATCATTGCAGCATTTGCAGTAATACTATTTTTAATGTATTTTCCATTAACAGTATGGTTAATAGCTGGAAGTGTATTTTAATAATAAAAGGAGATATATGATAATGTTTTTAGCATTGGTTTTACCACCAGTAGCACTAATGGTTAGAGGTAAGTGGACAGCTGCACTATTGAATGTGTTTCTATGCTTGTTCGGATGGATTCCAGGAATCATTCATGCAGTATTAGTTATATTGAATGACAAGAAATGAAGATAAAATTAGAAAGTGATAAAGTAAAAGTTAACGGGCCAAAGGTAGACGGTTCATTTTCAGTAAGTTTTGATATCGGTGAATATAATCAGCAGCAGGTAGCTAGGATGCTTCTTATACCGCAAAATTCTTTACTTAAGTTAACTGTTGAGTATAATGAGGAACATGGCAAAAGCAATTAAAAATACCACTAAGAAAATAGCTAAAAAAACAGCTAAGAAACCTTCGAAGCCAGTTAATAACCCTGGGGGTAATATGACTCGGCAAGCGATGTATAGATCTATATCTAGTAGATCACCTGAAATCATTAAGTTTTTATTTGACACAATGAATAGCCAGCGTGTTCAACACTCAGTACGACTATCCGCAGCTAATAAGTTAATAGACAAAGTTTTACCTAACTTGTCGGCTGCTGATATTAAGACAGATGGTAAACCAATATCAATAGGATTTGTTATAAATGCACCAAGAACTGATTAAACAAGTTGTTTTCAACCCAACGCCAAAGCAGTATAAAGCTCTTGGCTACTTGCTTGATTCAACAACTGAAGAAGTAGGTTACGGCGGTGCAGCTTATGGTGGTAAGTCTTATCTAGGTGCTTTTTGGATATTAAGCAATGCTTTTAGATATCCAGGTACTAGGTGGTTGATAGGTCGTAAAGAACTAACTAACCTTAGAAAAACAACTTACAATACTTTCTTAAAGATATGTAGTGATTCACAGCTTCCATACAATAGTTACTTCAAAGAGGATAGACAACAGAATATAACAACGGTTGTTGATAGTGGCAGTGAAATACTTTGGTTTGACTTAGCAAGAAAACCAAGTGACCCACTATATTCAAGATTAGGTGGACTAGAACTAACTGGAGCATTTATTGATGAATCTAATGAAGTAGACGAAAAGGCAATTGAAATACTTAAAACTAGAATAGGTAGGCACCATAACGAAAAATACGACATTACACCTAAAATACTAGAAACATTTAATCCCGATCAGAACCACGTATACAGAAGGTACTACAAACCATGGCGGGAAAATGAAGAGAAGCAACATAGAAGGTTTATCCAATCACTACCTAGTGATAACCCACACACTCCAAAAAGCTACATCAAAAGACTAGAGAGAGCAGACCCAATAACAAGAGAACGTCTTTTATATGGGAACTTTGAGTATGACGATGATAAAAACGCCCTCTTTACGCACGACAATCTTATTAATCTATGGTCTAACAGTGATGCTAATAAGGAAAACAAATATATTGTTGCTGACATAGCAAGGCTTGGTAGAGATAAGACGGTTGTAGGCGTTTGGCAAGGCATGCATTTGGAGTATATAGAGACAATTGATAGATCTAGGCTTGATTACGTAGAAACTAGGATAAAAGAGCTACAAAAGGAATACGGTGTTAGTAACTCAAATACTGTTATTGATGAAGATGGTGTAGGCGGCGGTGTGGTCGACCACCTTAGATGTAAAGGCTTTGTTGGTGGTAGTAGACCAATAGAGAGGCGTAAGAAGGATCAAAAAGAAACAGAATACAAAGTTAACTATCAAAACCTAAGAACGCAATGCTATGTAACATTAGCTGAATATGTCAGAGATAAACGTATTTTCCTATCTTTAAACACATATCCACATCGTGATACCATAATAGAAGAACTACGCCAAACTAAATTGAAAAGTCCAGGCTCTGACAGCAAAGTTAAAATAGTATCGAAAGATGATATAAAAAAAGCAGTTGGAAAATCACCAGACTTTGCAGACATGTTAATGATGCGTATGTTTTTTGAAGTACAGCCAGTAGTAAAAAAAGCAAGGGCTTTCTATAAAACACCAGGTTAAATTATGAAATCAGATTTCGATAAATCAAAAACATTCCCCTACGAATCAGCAAACGATAGGTTGCAGAAGTATAATGTTGACAAAGAATTATTAATGGGCGATCACTTTACAGCCTTCGCAATTCAAGGCGAGAGTGACTTCACAAATAGATATAACAGACTTCGCTACATTGTTTCAAACTTTTGTGGCCTAGTAAGTAAAGTTAATGCAGACGTTTTATTCGGTGAGACTGTTGTACTAGAGGATATGGGCGAAGATCAAGAGTGGGCGCAAGAACTTTGGGACTCAAACAACCTTGACGTTCAAATGTATGAATCATCTATGTTTGGTTCAGCTCTTGGTGATATTGTTTTCAAAATTAGAGTAGTTGATAATGAAATTATTATTGAAAATCTAGACCCAAGCATCTGGTTTCCCCATTTAAACTCAATACATAGAAGAATGGACGTAGATACCCACGAAATAGCATGGATTGAAACACATGAGGTCGGTGGTAAAGATCAACACTATTTAATCAGAGAAATACACGAACCATTTATCATCACAACAAAGGTATACCCACTGATTGATACAAACAATAGTGGCGGCGGTTCAATCATGAAGGATAAAGAACTAGATATCAGTACCTTCAATGAACTAACTGGCCAAGAGTATGAAGAAACTGTTGAAACAGGCATTGACGAACCATTAATCGTAACAGCTCCTAATTTTAGACAGGTTGCATCTTTCTTTGGTACATCAGACTATATTGATATAAAACAGCTACAGTTTGCTTTAAACAACCGCATTACAGTTACAGATAGTATCTTAGATAAGCATCAAGACCCACTACTTGCTGTCCCTGGTGGCATTCTCGACGAGCATGGCAGGGTTAATAAAAAATGGTTAGATGCTGTTGAAATTGGAGACGATGGCGAAATTCCACAGTATGTTACTTGGGATGCAAAAATGGAGTCAGCTTTCCAGCAGATTGATAAACTTTTAGAGATGCTTTTCATGGCTACTGAGACAACACCTGACGTACTAGGACTTGGTAAGGGTGCAGCTGAGAGTGGTAGAGCATTAAAGATGCGGCTTATTAGAACTCTTGCTAAGAGAAACAGAAAGCAATTGTATTTCGAAAAGCTTATTAACGATATTTATAGAATTTGCGAGAAGCTGTCTATTGCTAACCCAGAACTAACAGTTAACGGCGTTAAGTACGAATCTAAAGATATTGTAATGCCTACTATTAAATGGTCTGATGGTATTGTTAATGATGAAGTTGAAGAAGTTGATAAACAAGTTAAACGTATCTCAACAGGTATTCAATCTGTAAAGGGTGCTATTAGACAAATCGAAGGACTAACAGAAGAGCAAGCAGATGAAAGAATGGAAGAAATAAAATCGGAGTCTGCAGATGTTAGTTTCCCACTTCCAGATCTACCAAACAATGAATAATGCCTACATCAACTGAGCGCACAACTACAATAATAGAGAACTTTTATAAAAAAGCTACAAAGCAGATAAATAAAGAGTTCTTAACAGCAACAGATTTCAGACGTGCCGAGATAAATTCGATTAAACGTCAGATAAACAAAATTTTAATAGAGCTTAAAAAAGAAACAGACGAAACAATAAATGCTAGGTTTCCAGACCATTACATGAGTGGTTGGGACTTAGCTAATAAGTCTATAGAGCAAGTTACTGGTGATTTAAAATCATTTACCTTAATAAACCAAGAAGCAGTAGACGTTTTACTTGAAGGCTATGTTGAAGCTTATGACGAATCAATCGCTGGTATGAAGCGTAGTACTAATAAAGTGCTTAACGTTGCACAAAAAGCACGTGTTCAACAGGTTCTTGCTGAAGGACTGGTTACAGGCAAGGGTCAAAGAGAAATCAAACTAAGTGTAGAAGAAGAGATTAATAAGCATGGTTTTACATGGATTACTGATGGTGCTGGTAGAAAATGGCAACCAGAATCATATGCAGAAATGCTCACTAGAACATTTACCAATGATGCAGTTAATACTGGTTTATCAAATAGAATGGTTGAAGAAGGCGACGACTTAGTTATTGTTAGTGACCACAACGGCGACTACCCATGCTCTAAGTGGGAAGGTAAGGTTTTATCTATTACAGGTAACACCAGTGATGTATCAACAGTTGCAGATGCAAGAGCTAGCAAGCAGCAGTTATTAAGGCCAAACTGCACACATAGATTACTTCCATATCATACAGAACTTAGAGGCGAACCGACAAAAGCCCAAAAGACCGCGCCATAATTGCTATTTACGCATCAATCTAGTATTATTTATACAGTACTCATATATTCGTCTACGCTATAGACGTTAAATAGAAGCGTTAGGAGTATTATGACTGAAGAAGTAAAGCAAGAAGCTAAAGACGTTAATAAAGAGGTGGCATCGTCAGACCCTCAAGCTGAAAGCAAAACTAATGAAGTCGCTGAAAATCTTAAGAAGGCTCTACAACAAGAGCGTGATAAGCGACGAAAACTAGAAGAAAAGATTGACAGCCAGAACAAGGCTGCTCTTGAAGAGCAAGGAAAGTTTAAAGAACTTTACGAGCAAACACAAAAACAACTTGTGGAGCTTGATGCAAAAGCACAACTTGCACAAAAAGAGAAATCAATCGTCGCTCGAGCATCACAGCTAGGTTTTAGTGACCCAGCAGATGCAGTAAGATTTTTAGATTTAGACAGTGATAGTTTAGATCAAGATTTAGAGAACTTAGCTGAAACTAAACCGTACCTATTGGGCGAACCAAAGAAAAAATCAATGGGTGCAAACAACTCTACAGTTGCACAGAACAAATCTTCTATGCGACCATGGAGCGAAGTTTCAGTAGAGATGAAAAATCCAGCCAACTGGAGAAATTCAGAATGGCAGGCTAATTTTAAAACTCTTAAGGCTCAAGGTCTTATCGACTATAAAAAATAATCTCGAGACATAGTCTCTTGATTTATATTATTAATAAGGAGACTTAAAATGGCAAATCTTACGCCAACAGAACTCGCAAACATGATCCCAGAGATCACTATTAGCGCAGCACAGCAAGGTATTAACTACCTTCGCGACTCACTTAATGTAGCAAGAACGGTCACACCAAACTTTGACGCTGACTTCGCTATTAAAGGTGATGTATTAAAAATTACTTCAAGTGGAAACTTATCTGTAAATGATAAAGCTACTAATACTGATGTAACTTACCAAGCTCCTTCTGACAGTGCTAAATCACTGACACTTGATAAGCATAAAGAGGTATCTTTCAAAATTGAAGATGCAGCTAATGCTCAAACTATTCAAGGTGTTTCAGCTGTTTACGCTGAACAAGCAGGCGCTAGATTAGCAGAACAAATCGAACAAGATTTAGTTGATGCTATGGCAGCAGCTGCTACAGCAGGTAACACATTAGCATTTGCTGATTTCACTAGTGGTGCTGAATGGCCAGAAATGTTCGCAAGAGCAAGAAAGCTTATGTACCAGAACCGTCATCCACGAACTATGCCTATCTTTGCACAGATCGACCCTGACGCAATGGAATCAATGGGCTTAACTTCTACTATTGGAAAAGCTAACGAATTCGGTGGCAGAAACCCAATTATTGAAGGTTCTGTAGACCGATACAAAGGCATTGATATCTTCGAAAGTAATGTTGTATCTATCGATACTTCTACTTCTCCAGATACCTATGAACCTGTTGTTTACAACAAGATGTCTACTGTATTAGCTGTTCGACCTCTTCCAGAGTTCGGTAGCCAATTCGGAGCATCACAAGCTACTGTTGTTGATCCTGAGACTGGAATAGCTCTAAGAGCTACAATGGCTTATGATCCAGCAGGACTAGCTGTTTCAATGACTATGGATGTTCTCTACGGTATCGTAGTACAACGACCAGAATTCATTGTTCTCTTAACACATGCTTTACCTAATCTTGACGTATAGTCAATAACTGGTTTAGTAGTTAAACATCACAACCCCTTGCCCGATTGAGGTAGGGGGTTGTTGTTGTATTATGTAGTTATGAAACTACACGGTATTACTCCCAAAAACATGCCCAGCGGCTACGGCCAAAGTGGCGAATCTCTAAAAAGAGAGCTTAAAAAACTAGGCGTTGAACTAGATAAATATAATGGCCAAGAATATAGCTTTGTCTATATGACCCCCGATTGCTCAAACCATATTAAAGCAGACAAGGCCATACTCTTTAGCATGTTTGAAAGTACAGACATCCCTGTTAAGTGGCGAAAACACCTACATAAATACGAATTAATCATAACTCCTAGCGAGTTTTGCACTAAAACATTTAGTAAATATCACCACAACGTTAAAACAGTACAGCTTGGATACAATCAAGATTTCTTTAAGCCGTTAGAGCGTGAAAATGACGGCTTATTCACTTTTATCCACTACGAGGCCTTCCAACATAAAAAAGGCTTCGACTTAGTCTTTAAAGCTTTTAATGAGCTATTCTCGAAACACGAGGACGTTAAATTAATACTTAAATCTATTAGAAAAGCACCTGTTCCCATTATTCCCGCAAAATACCCGAATATAGAAGTAGTAGACTGGATACTAGATAAAAAAGAGCTGTCTACCCTACTCTCCCAGGCTAAAATAATGGTTTTTCCCAGTAGGGGAGAGGGGTTTGGGCTAACACCACTAGAAGCAATGGCTACTGGTATTCCTGCAATAATACCGAATGCACACGGTATAGCTGAGTATTTCGACGAAAAGTGTTCTATTGGTATAGAGTATGGTACTAGAAGACCTGTTTATAGGGCTTTCAACATAGTAGAGTGTGGTGATATGATAGAACCAAGTATTAAATCTTTAAAAGAGGCGATGTGGTGGGCATATACACACCAGAGCGAGGTTCGCAGCATGGGGAAGTATGCGGCAAAACACGCACAACGTTTTCAAATTAAAGACACGGCTAGAAAGCTAGTCGATATTATTAACAAACATATAGGAGAATAAAAATGGCAAACGCTGTATTCAATTCATATAAAAAGAACATGCTTGATGCTGATGTTGATTTACCAACAGACACAATCAGAGTTGCATTATTAACAAGCACACACACCACAAATGTTGACACTCAACAATTTTGGGATGATGTTAGTGCTAATGAAGTATCAGGAACTGGCTATACCGCTAACGGTGAAGCATTAGCTAGCAAAACTACTACACAAAATGACGCAAATGACCGCGGTGTTTTCGACGCTGCTGACGTTACATGGTCAACTGCTACTATCACTGCTCGATACGCAGCTGTCTATAAAGACACTGGTGTTGCTGCAACATCACAACTCATTTGTATCTTTGATTTCACAACAGATCAAACTAGCACAGGTGGCGATTTTGTTTTGCAATTTAGTGCCGATGGTGTACTATACGTAGGATAGGTTTTCATATCATCTCACCTATCTTTCAAAAGGCAGTTCTTCGGAGCTGTCTTTTTTGTTATACTTAGGTGTAAACAAGTTTAAGGATTTTATGTGGAAGCCCCCAAAAAGAAATTTAGAAAAGGTTCAATACGAATCATATCGCAAAAACGTTGATAAAAAATTCAACGACTTTCATGATGAATTAACGACTTGTTATTATGACTATTGGAAAAAGGGCATTAGCAAGCCAATCAATGCTGGATCAACAACATATGACGTTCTTGCAACCGTAGAGGAAAGTAAGGAATTGTTTGATAAATTGCACGGGCTTTGCTTTCATCTTCACGAAGAAGCATTAGAAGTTGAGCATGATGTCTCACCTATTAATGAACGTGATGAAAAATTCAGCAAAAACATAGAGAAACAAAAAGAATGGAAAACAAAAAGAACTTCAATAATTAAATCGCTTAAAAACGAGGGTGTAGAAATAACGAGGTAATATGTCCGCAACATGGTTTAATGAGCCAATTGATGTTGAAGCTGCAGGTGGCGGTGGCTGGATTGATATTGATGTATCAGCACACATTCCCACATCGGCTACTGGTGTTATTGTTGAGTTATACCAACCAGCAACGCCAGGTAGAACAGGTGTTAGAAAAAACGGTAGTACTGATGACATTAATACAGCATCAGTAGATGACGCTCATACATGGGCCGTTATAGGTGTTGATGGTAGTGGAATATTTGAGAAATACAGAGCTGTTTCTGGGCAAGGTGTTCTTTTACACGGCTATTTTGAGGGTGATGCGACGTTCTTCACAAACTCAGTCGATGTTTCTTTAGGTTCTTTTGCGGCTTGGACTGATGTAGATATTTCTAGCGATACTGGAGCAGACACTGCAATAGCTGCAATTGTTCAGATTGATACAGGCAGCTCAGCATTTTTTAGAGATGCTGGATGGAGAAAAAACGGTAGTACTGATGATAGATATTCAGACACTAGAGGTTTTGCAGGAATGGCGGTGGTTGGTGTTGATGGTAGTGAAATATTTGAATTAAAAGCCCAAGATACTAATAACAATGCCTATCTTGTTGGTTATATAACAGCTGGCGTTGTGATGAACACTAACGCTACAGATATGTCTCGCGCTGCCACTGGTTCATATGCTGACTTAACCACGCTGCCATCTGGCGCAACAGGTGGTTTCTTCGAGATATTTGCAACAGGTGAATATAATTATAATATACGTACAAAAGGCTCAACACAAGACGAGTACTTTTTTGCTTCTACTCATTACAATGCTCATGTAGGAGCAGACAAAGACAGGGTTTTAGAGGGTAAAATATCTAATACTGGGCTAGATTTCTTCTTACTTGGATATCCACTCAGTAATCTTGACTCTGGCGACTGGTCTAGTGAGTTAATCACCATTGATAACACTCAGGTGTCAGGATCAGGAACTTTGACTGACTTTCCTGTTCTAGTTAATGAAGATGCATTCACAGCAGCAGTTTTCACAGGATCTAATACCGATGGTACTGATATTCGTTTTAGTACTGATGCTGCAGGGCTAGTACAAGTTCCATTTGAAATAGTCGACTGGGATAAAGCAGGTAGCACATGTGAAGTATGGGTGAAATTAGATGTTAGTCATAATGTTAATACTGAATTTTATATCTGGTATGGTAACGCTTCAGCAACGGCATTGCCAGCAGACACAACCTTTGGATCTGAAAATGTTTGGGCTGATTATCAATCTGTTTACCACTATGAAACTTTAGTAGCAGACAGTACAGCTAATGATAAAACTTTAACTAATAATAATTCAGTGGCTACAGCTACTGGAAAAATTAGTGATGCTGCAGACTTTGGTGACCAAAGCGGATCCGCAAAGTCGTTTTCAATAACTGAGGGAATGGGTATCGACTTGACTGGAAATTGGACAATTGGTTTCTGGGTTAATCCAAATGAACAACCAGGGACTGGATTGCAGTATTATTTGATTGACCTTAGATCTACAACTGGCACGGCTAGGTATCAATTAATTAAGTACAAGGATACTGGTGGCACCAAGCAAGTAGAAACTAATTCGGGTGGAACTGTTAAAATAATAACCCAAACACTTTCAAA